AGGCGCGCGAGCACTCCAGCCCATCCCGCGAGTCCGCATAAAACCATTGCAGCTCGCCATATTTCGACACGCTGGAGCCGACGATTTTATCGTCCTGCCCCTGCGCTAGATTGTCCTCAAACATGCGGCGGATCGGGCAGGCGATCGGCGCCGGAGCGCCGCCCAGCGTGTAGCTCCAGAAGGTGGCGTTCGGAGCGATCCACATGGCGTTCTGGCCCTGGACGATCGGGGCGCCGGGACTGATCGACCCGCACCAGGAACCGACCCGCTCAAACTTCCAGGTTTGGCCAGGATCGCCAACGTAGGTTCCGAGGAACACGCTGATCGACGTCCACACCAACACGTAGTCGCCCATCACGCGGGCGCAGACGATCCGCCCGCCGGATTCGAGAATCCATTCGCCTGCGTTGTTGCTTGGCAGGCTCGCCCACACGTTGTTGTTTTCGATATCGCTCCAGCGGATCGCCAGCGGATTGAATGTGCCGCTCGTCTCTTCATTGCAGCCGAACGCCATGACTTGCCGCTGCGGCGTCGTCACCATGTAAGTCACTTGCGCGGGCGCGTTCGAGAGGATCGCGGCCTTGTCCGCCGCCACCCCGTCCCACTGGAAAATCCCTTGTCCGCGCGGGTTGGCCAGCAGCAGGCCGCCCCAGGCCGCGAGGCTCCAGGTCAACGGGAAATAGTCCGAGGTGGACGGCGTGCCATAGGCGGTATTGGCGCCGTAGACGCCCGTGGAATAGCCCGCCCCGCCGGTCCCGTCGCCTTCACCCGCCACGAAGGCCGCCGGGGTAATGTCGGAGAGCACGCCGTCCCGCCACACCTGGAGGCTGTTGTGGCAACCGAACGCCAGCGCCGTCAGCTCGCTAAGGTCCGTCCAGCCGAACACCGTCCGGCAAATGCCGCCCAGGTTCGTGACCGTCAGCTTTTCCCAGCCGCCTTTGACTTGCCACGACCCTTGATAAAAGCGGATCAGCGAGCCGTTAAACCACGCCCCTTCCGACGCAAAATGCGTGTCATCGTTGTTTAGCCCGGACGGCAGGACAAACGGCGTATTGGTCATGCGCGCCGCCGAGCTGATCCGTGAGCGTGGCCGGGGTTCTCCAGATCGTTCAGCCGTTGCCGCACGTCCTGCAATTCACGCACCAGCAGCGCGGTAAGGTTGGCGTAGAAAATGCCGTTCGGCAGGCCTTCGGCGTCGTAGTCCACGAACTCCGTCAGGCCGAGCGCGTCGAGGTCTTCGGCGGTGAAGCCGACATAGAGCCGATCCCCGCCATAGGACTGCTCGCCAGCCTCCAACTCGCGGTAGCTGATCGGGCGCATCAGGTCGATCACGCCGACCGGCGGCTCGTAGTCCAACAGATCGCGCTTATAGCGCACCGACGACGACGAGGTGAACAGCAGGCCATCCGAAGCGCGGATCGACACGTTCGCAGCGGCGCCGGTCGTGTTGTTGCCGGTCAGCGGAATGTAAAGCAGGCCCGACGCCACATCAGTCCTGAATGTCGTGCCAATGAAAGCGCCGCTAGAGTTGTAAGCATATCCAGTGTAGCCGTAGCTTGGGTCCCATACTGTCTGAAACCGCAGCACCCCAGAAGGGTTGTAGACAATGGCAGACGAGTTGGCGCCGATAAGCGTTATGGCGGCACTAGACGTTGCGCCTGCACTAAGGCCACACCCGCCGCTTACACTAAGGGACGTTAAGTAGGTTTGCCCGCTTGTGCGGAGAATTTGGACCGGACTATCCAGATAGTTCCCGCCGTCATCGAACCTCTGGACGTAGAACGTGGACCCGTTGTTGCCGCTGCCCGTCTCATTGTCGGCTCCGGCGATAACCTGCCAGCGCAGGACGTTGTTAGTGAGGATTTGCAGGCCCTTGCCGGTTTGGTTCGGGGCTGTGCTGCGGAGCATCGCATTAGAGGTCACGTTCCCGCCAACCGACAGCGCCCCGGTGATCCCCACCCCGCCCGAGACGTTCAGGGAGCCCACGGACACGGCGTTCGGCATCGTCACCGCACCGCTGTTGCGGTTTATGACCAGCGGCGAGCCGAGATAGCCCCCGGTATCGCTGAACCGATCAATCGCAAGGTCGGACCCGACATTCGCGCCTGTCTCGCTCGCCGCGTTGGCGCCAAAATTCCAGCGCAAGCCCGCCGCAGGTACCGGCTGGGCGCCCGTAAAAAACTGCAACGCCCGCGCCGTGGCGTTCGCGGCGCTTAACCACAGCACGGTGTCACCGTATTTCGTGTGATCGACCGCCACCGGCCCAATCTTCGGGTTGGTGATCGCGCCATCGACCATGTTGGTCGTAGTGATCTGGCTGGCGCCGATCTTCGCGTTGGTGACGGCGCCGTTCGCCAGTTGGGCAGTATTCACCGACGCGGGCGCAAGGTCGGCCCCGGATACCTGCGTCCAAGCGGCGTTCGTGCCGTCGGTCTTCAGGTAGTTCCCAGCGTTGCCGGGTTGGCCCGGCAAGCCGATAGCGTTGAAGGCGAGATTATCCGCATAGCCGCGCGTGCACGCGTCAGTCGGATTGATCGGGACGCCCAGGCCGGTCAGCGTGGCGCCGCCAAAATCGGTCGCCCGCACCCGATACGTCGTCGCGCCATCACAGTAGCAATGTCCGACCTCGCCCGGCTGAAACATCGCCATCGGCCCGGCATTGACGCCGACCTGAACTTGGCCAGAAGACGCGTTGCGCACCGTGTAGAGCTTGGAGACAGCCGGGATCGTGACGCTTCCGCCGGTCCCGCCGGTGATATTCACCACCGCGAAACGCGCCTCATCGGTGGCGCCGTTCGCCGTGGTCAGCGCGTGCGTCCCGGAGAGCGCAAAGGCGATCGTTCCGGCAATGGAATCATCCACCAGTTGGAAGACGCCGCTGTTGAGGATCACGCCCCAGGTGTTGTTGTTTTCGCCCGTCGCCTGAAGCGTGAACCGGGCTCGCGTGGTATAGCTAGAGGCCATCTAAATCGCGCCTCCCATCGCATCCCGCCACGCGGCGCCGTCCGACACCCCGAGCTTTTTGACATCGTTCACATAGACAACCGCCCCCGGCCAATCCGCCGCCGGGGGAAGGTTGGCTTTCGTCACCGACCACAACCGCACCGGCGAGGTTGGAAACAGGTTCAGGAACACCCGATCCAGCCGCAGCGCGAGCCGCTGCGCCCAGGACGGCGCCGAGGGCTCCAGCAGCAGCGAAGTCGGGGTTTGCGCGATCATCCGAACCCGGCCCTGACGCGGCCCGTGCTGATCCGCCGGTTATGGGCGCTGCGCAGGATCGTATAGGCGTCCTGTTCCTGATTGTTGGAGGCCACGACACGCGGGTCCGTCAGCGCCGCCGACAGATAATCCCGATAGAGCCGCAGCTTAACCCGCGCGGTGATTAAATCCTGCCCCTCGTTCGTCCAGAAGTTGGCCGAGGTGTCGTCGGTGAAATCGAGCGCCGGGCTCACATTGGCGACGTAGCGCAGCAGCACCGGATAAATCCGGTTCGGCGTCGGCCAGAGGTAAAGGCTGGAGCCTAGATAGGCATATTCCGTGGGTTGGCCCTGGATCGCGCCCGCCGTGTAGCGATCATCAATTTCCACCGGCTGGCGGAGCAACATCGAATAGTTGACGCCGCCCAGGTCCAGCTTGGCGTCATCGCCATAACGGAAATCCGGCGGCAGCACCGCGTTCTGCGACCCGAGCACGGTGTAAGTCGTGCCGCGCGCCTCGTTGAACCACCAGCGGACGCTTGCATATTGCTCGATAGATTTTTGGATCAGCAACGTCAGCGACGCCGCCATATCGTCCGCCAAATCGTCGCGCAGCGTCTCCGCGATGATCCTCGTTTTCAGATCGCCGAGCGTCGCCATGTCATGCCGCCCGCGCGATGTAATCGAGCGCCACAATCGTTTGGCCGGAGCTTGGCGTGGCCGCCTGGACCTCCGGGCTATTGGCCAGCGCGATCGCATAATCGGTGAAGCTATGCGGCAAGCTATGTTGCCGAATGAATGCGTCGCGCAGCGCCGTGTCGGCGTTCGACGCCGCGTCCGGGATCAGCACATTACCGAACACCGAAGGGTCCGATTGCGTGTCGATCGAAAAGTGGTCCGCCTGATTGTTCGTCACCGAGAGATTGGGACATTGCAGAATGGTTAGGGGCGCCCAGGACGGCCCCCCGGTGATCGCCTGCCAGAAATTCGCCGTCACCGTGCCGGTGTCCACCCCCGCGAAGTTGCCGCCGTTGGCGCTGCATCCCCACGAACAATTATAGCGCACCAGGACACCCGCCGCCGCGTCGCCCATGAACGGGATGCCCTGCACCGCCGTCCCGTTCGCCGAACCCAGCTCCGTGATCGCCAGATTAGACTCAACCCACACCGAAACATTCTTGCCGGTGATCGGGTCGAAATACGGCGTGTCGGTGTTCAGGCCGGTGTTCGCCGTCTGAAACATATCGTTGTGATCGCCGAAATCGTTGCAATCATAGAAGATATTGCGCTGGAACTTGAGGCTCGTGGCGTTCATCACCAGCGCCCCGTCCGTCCCCCAATGCTGGATACGATTATCGGTGATCCGCACATCGCGGACCGTGCCGGGATCGGCGTAGTTGGCGACTGAGAAGCCGTAGACGTGGCGAAAATCGCAATGCACGATTTCGCAGTCCTGCACGAACGTCCCCGGCCCGGCGTTGGCCCGCACCATGAAGGCGCGCGGATAGTCGGTGTTGCCTTCACAGGAGATATAGGCGAACCGGCAATGGCTCCCCGAGGTGATGAAAATTTGCGTCGGCCCGCCCGTGCTGTTCAGGCTTAGGCCGATCATTTCGATACCGACGCACCCGGTTGTGTCGATGTAGCGGGCGATGCAGCCCGGTTGCCCCCAAATCGTCACATACGGTTGGCCGGTGTTGCCCTTCACCACCCCGGTCAGATTGTAGACGTCATCCGTCCAATCCCCGACATTCAGCCCGAGAATGTCGCCCGGCTGCGCCGCGTTGATTTTCGTCCAGAGCTGGCCTGGACTGATCATCTGTGCATTCGCCGGGATCGGCGGGGCGGCATTGATGCCATAGGCCTCCACCGTCACCACGCCGCCGCCCGCCGTGAACACAAGCGTCGTATCGTGGTAGCCGGGCGCCGGGTAAGCCGCATTGATATCGCGGATCGTCTCCGCGAATGAACCGCTCGTCGCCGGACTCTGCCCGGTAAACAACGCGTAGCCCGCCAGCGTCAGGCGCCCGCTGGCGCCCAGCAGCATCAGCGTTGAGCCCGGCGCCATCCCCGCCAGCGTGCCGACCGGCGCCCCCGGAACCATTGGCACGGCAGCGCTACTCACCGTCAGATCATTCGGCGTCAGGTGATCGACCCAGGCCGCGCCCTGGACGGACGCATAGATCGGCGTGTCTTTCGAGAACGGCCCCATGGCCGCGATCGGCACCGCCGTATCCGTCCGCCCGACCGTCTTCAGATCGATCCCAGCGGCCAGCTCAGAGCCCAGCGGCGTCAAGCCGACACTCAAAGTCACGGCGCCCGCCGCGAACCACGCCATCGGCGTCAGGATATGCAGATTGCGCGCTACCGCCCCGGCAGGCAGCACGCCCACCGGAGTCCCGGCCACGAGGCCGGGAACCAGCGGCGTGACCGACCGCGATATGAATTGGACAGCCTGGAGCCCGCTATCCCGGCCTGACGCCATGGCAGCCTCATCCAGGGCCGGGCAGATAGTCGATCCACACCGTCGCGACGCCTTGCGTGGGCGCCGGACCGGTGGAGGCCACGGTTCCGTAAATCGGCGTGTCCACCGCGAACGGCCCCATGGAGGCCGCCGGAACCGGCGTATCGACCCGCGCGACCGCCGCGTGCAGATCAGAGGCCGCCAAGAACTGATTGCCGCCCGGCGTTGTGCCGACCGCCAGCGTATTCGTGGTGGAGTTGAACACCTGCGACGTCAGCAGATGCGTGGTCATGGCGATGGCGCCCGCAGGCAGCACGCCGATGATCCCCGACGTCTGCCCGAAACCGAACTGCGCACTGATTTCGTGGATGACTTGATATTGGGTCTTGCGACCGCCGGTGGCCATTCGACCCTCCTAATTCGTGAACGTGGACCCGACGATGACGCCGAAGTCCTGCGCGTTGAACCGGAGCTTCTTCAGACCGTGGATCAGCCCGGCCTCGACGCCGAGTTGGTTTCCGTAGTCGAACAGCTCTTCGTTCCAATCGAAGTTTTTGAACGATTGGCCTTGGCCGAAGCCGATGCTTGCCGCCTGCGCCCCCAGCAGGATCGCCCGCCGCGCCGTCAACACGGCGGCGCCGGAGCCGGAGTCCACCCCGTTCGTCACCCGCGTGCTCTCGTGCAGCACGGCGCCGTTGTAGACCCCCAGCGCCCCGGTAAAGATCGGGTTCTTGCTGGAGCCGTCGCCTTGGGTCGCGGCCTTCTGGATATCCAACCATTGGCCGGTGGCGATATTGGTCCGCATCTGCGTCACCTGACGCGTGTGCATGACCACGACATAGTGGTCCTCACCATCCACCGTCACAGGCCGGATCACCGGACCCGTCCCCGTGGTCGATCCCAGCTTGGCGCTCTCCACCAGCTTGTCGATCAGCGCCAGGGACATTTCATCGCCCGCCGCTAACGCCTGATCCGACGCCTTGGCGTTCGGACGGGCGATGTGGTTGGCGTCCGGGGCGATCACCGCATTCATGCCGGTATAGCGGACGTCCACCGCAGGCGTGTAGCCGGAGAGCTGATTGAAAAAAGCCGTATCCAAACGGCCCGCCCACCAATCTTTCAGGCCCATCATGGCCTCTTCCCGGATTTTCCAGGGAATGCGTTGCTCCGTCATCTTGCCGCCGGAGCGGACCGCGTGGCGGAGCTGATCGACAAACAGGTTGTCGGTGAACGTGGTCAGCGCCTCTTCATTGCCTTCCAGCGTGCCGTCTCCGGCGACACCATCGCCGTTCAACTGCATCCGCAGCGTGACCGTCACGCGATCGCCAGCGCTTTTGCCGGTTTCGTCGTACACCTGGATAATGTCATCCGAGGTATCGCCGATAAACTTTTGAATCCAGGTCGCTTTCAGAGCTTCCCGTGCGAGTTGTGACCTCCAAAGCTTCACAGCTTCAGGAGCATTCACGCCATAAACGGTTCCGGCCATTGCCGCGCCTCGTGGGGTGAAGGGAATTGGCTTCACCGCGTCGCGTGCGGTCCCGGCGGCGGGAAATGCGCTCCCGCGAGGCGAAATGGCCGGTTGTGTGCTGGCCAAGCAGAACCCAGGCAAGGCCTAGGCGTGATCACCCGTTGGAGTGATCAATCAGGGCGTCAAGTTTTGAGGGAGAAGGGGCCGACGCCGAGGGGGAGAGTGACGACGGGCGCCCGTGGGGGGGATTTCGCGCCCGAGTACGCTATTCAGCGGCGGCCCAGCTCACCAGGAGCGGACCCACCGCCTGCGGCGCCCGAGCGGTTTCCCGATCACGAGGCCGCAGGCGGCTTGTTTCCCACACACAGGAACGCTTCTGAGATAGCCCGCGACGTGCGGCGTCACAAGTACGCCCGCACCATTTCCTCGACGCTTTCCAGCTTCAAATTCTCACGCGGAACCCGGAACGCCCAACAGCGACCGTCCCCGTCCTGGATCGTAAATAAAGCTTTGGCGCCCAGGTCCACCGACGCGAACCCCAAAAGCGGCAGGCCCTGCGCCAACAGCCGATCGGCAATGCCCGCCGCCTGGACATAAGTATCCTCGTCCTGCGTCACGCCGTCCCCGCCAGCAGCACGCCGATCGTCAGCCCGGCCAGGAAGGCGATCGCCACCACCCAAGGCCAGCCCCACCTCATTTACGGGCGCGCTCGCGATCCCGAAGCTTGGCCCACGCCTTGTCGCGCGCAGCGCCGTCCAGCTTGGCGACATCGGCCCAAGTCAACACCCCGGCGACAGAGCGCGCCTGCGGCCTGATTCCGGTTTGGCCAGCGCGATCCAACGCGTCCAACTTCTTGTCCGCCGCCCTGCCGCCGGGCTTGAAGCCGCGCTTGGCCGCCAGCTTATAAACCCGCTCCGCCGGGTCCATCCCCGATGCGAACGCGGTCCGCACCAGCCCAAACAGGTCTTGGCTAAGCTTGGCCATCAGCGCGTCGCCGCGATAGCCCAATTCCTGAAGCTCTTCGGTGCGATCCTTGCGATAAAACTGCGCCGCCTCGTGATAGTCCGGGTGTTCCAGCGCGAAATCCTGTTCGGCGTCCGCCATCGAGCTTTTCACCGCCTCGACTTCGCGATTGGCCTTCACCTGCGCACGGGTTTCCTCGACGGAGCCCATTTCGCGTTGCCGAAACAGCTTCAACGCCCGCTTCACCGCCGCGATATCGCCCACCGGATCGTCTTCATCGTCCCGCAGGTGGCCAATCAGCGCCAGCAGCTCGTCAGGATCGCCGCCGGTGCGGGATTCCAGCGCCTCCAGGCGGGTTTCTAGCTCATTCGCCCGCTTCTCCGCCGCGTGGCGACGGGACCGCTCGGCGGCGGCTTGCCCGGCATAAGAATGGGATTTATTTTCCCAATCGACAGGTTTTGCAGCAGGCCGGGCGGATTCGCCTTCGTCGTCGCCGTCGTCGCCGTCTTCGCGCTCTTCTGAAACGGATTCGGCGTCTTCATTTTCTTGGCCATCATCAAACTCCTGATCGGCGTCGCGGGCTTCACTCATCGCGTTGGCTTTCCTACTGCGGCGGTATCCCGCCCGGTTGCGGCGGGCCGCCTGGAGGCGCGTTCGGAGCCACGCCCGGCGCCTGCGGCCCAACTTGCGCGGGCGAGCTGGCTTGCGGACCGCCCGGCTGCGGCCCAACGCCCACATTCATCGGCGGCGCCGGTGGCGCCCAGCCGGGCGCCTCGTTGTGCTTGACCCCCGCCATGAACCCCATGTGCTTGCCGTGGGCGTCGGTGGTGACGTTGAACGCCTTGGCGGTGGCGAGCTGCGCATCTGCGCCCTTCTTCGCTGTATCCGCCTGTTTGTTCTCCAGCTCGGCGGCGCCCATTTGTTGCGCCACCGGGTTCGGCGTTTGCTGCATCTGCATTTGCTGCATGATCGCTTGCGCCAGCTTGTTCGCCACCGCCGCCGGGATCGGCAGGTAAGGGATCACATCGGCGAGCGCCTGCGGCCCGATCAACCCGGCATCCAGGAGCTGCGGCAGCAGCGGCATCAGCACCTGCATGACCTTGGCCTTTTGATCCGGCCCGGCAGGCGCCTCGTCCACCACGATATCGTATTCCTGCGTCTCCAGAGCCGTCGCGAGCTGCACATACTGCGCCGACCCCTGATCCACGATCCGCACCAGCTTGTCGGGCGGGAAATAGACGCGCATCTGCGCCAGCAACAACTTGCCTTGCTCCCGCTGATAGCGGCGTTTTGCATCAAAGAAGGCGGATAGGATTCCATAGGCCGCCTGTTTGCGCTGTTGCTCCAGGACGCCCGCCTGTTCGCGGCCCACCAGCCCAAGAATCTCTTCGTTCACGCCAGTGGTGGCCTTCACCATCGACTGTGCGAAATCCATCAATTGAAAAAGCGCGGGCTGGATGGTCGGCGGGGTCTTCGGGGCCATTTTCGACCCGTGGGCGCCGGAGAGCGCGCCCGACTTCAGCCATGTGATCCGATCCGTCGCCGCCCAAGTGGATTCAAACTGGCGAATGTCCTCCACCGCGTCCTCTTCCAAGGCCATGCCGCCGTTGGCGTTGGTGCGGATGATGTGGAGGATTTCCGAGTAAAGCTTATTGGTGAACCGCTGCGGGTCCATCATCGCCTTGACCAGCCCGTACCACGTCCCGTTGTTGCGATCGCGCTTGCCGGTGATCGGCTTGTAACGGAAATCGTTCTCGCGAAGCTGTTCCTTGAACAACACTTCCGTGTCGGTGGCGAAGGCCCGGTAATAGACCTTCTTGTGGGATTTCGAGTAGCGGAGCGTGGGGTCCGCCGCCTGCGCCTGTTTCAGCTCGTCCGGCGACATTTGGGTGATTTTCACCACGCCGGTTTGCGGATCAGGAACCCCGGCCAGCATCACCGGCTCACGGTCCCACCATTGCCATTCGCAGACGATTACCGCGTCTTCGTCGGGATCGGTCCCCAACAGCCCATGGGTGTAGCGGACCGAGGGATTGACGATTGTGACTCGTTTGCCGCTCGGGTCCATACCGTCCAGGTCTTCGTCTAAATCCTCGCGCCCGATTTCCTCTTTGAAGTCATCGAACTCGTCTTTCGACATCGGGATTTCGCGCTTCACATAGCGCATGTCCTCCAGACAGCGTTTGCGCGCCGAAGGGTCCGGGAACATTTGCAACGGGTCCACCCGCTCTTTCAGCAAGCGCACCTGATCGCCGTCGATTTCCGGGCGCGTCTCCGTCCAGCCCAGACCGCAAACGAGACAATCCCAGAAGGATTCTGAATCCTCCTGATCGCCGTTGCACTCTTCGGTCACATAGTCGGCGCCCTGCGTCAGTACGTCCGACACGCCGGTGTCGCCGACCTCGCGCGGATAGAACTGCACCTGTTGGCGGTTCTGAATCTCGGCGCCCTGCACCGCATCAATCACCGGACCGGTCAGATTGAACGTCACCGCGATTTTCGCGGCGGAATCCATCTGGCTCTTCTCTTCGTCGGTCCACTGATCCCCGGCGACGAACGCATAGGAAAGCCGGGCGCCTTGCCGCCACTGGCTCCAATGGCCATCCAACTTCACCTGCCAATCGGCGAAGCGTTCCAGCAGCTCGTCATCGTCATTTTCGGGCGTCACCGGAGTCGGCGCGGCGTCGAACTGCGGCCCACGGGTTGGCGCGTCACTCATGCGGGCGATCCGCAGGCTGGCCAAGGAACTCGGCTTCGCGGGGGTGTCCCGGCGGGGGCGTCCAGCTCGATCCCGGAATCAACGGATGCGACTCTCGCCACGCCCGACGGCTGGCCTCATAGCGGCGTTGCAGCCGCTCCGGTGACGTCTGCCACCAGAGACGCATCAGGCGCTCGTCACGGCCAGGATGCGGGCGGCAATCGGTGTCTCCGGCGCATCCACTGCAAACTGCGGCTGATGCACCACGAGGCTTCCGGCCAGCTCCGGCTCGCCCTCCGCATCCAGCAGATAACGATGCGCCTCAAGCCGCGCCTCCGCGTCGCGGATCGGCACAATCGACCAATTCCCGCCCGCGCTATCCAGGTAGCTCCCTGGAATTCCGCTCTGCCAAATCTCAATCAGCAGCCGGGCGAAGCTCGCCAGCTCGGCGTCCGGCAGACCGTGACGCGGCTTCGGATGCGGGTGACGATCATGGTCGCGATCGTGCTTGGATTCAGGTTCGGGCTTGGACATAGCGGCCAGCGATACGAGTGATCACTTAGGCCGCCAGCTCTTTGAAAATCCCCCCGCCGGGTTTGGAGGGCGTTCCGAGGGCTCGGAAAAGAGCCGCCCCGGCGGGGGAGTCTGTCTCAACCTCATAGCTCTCCATAGGCTGGGAGCAACGTGATACTAACCAGGCGAAACCTGGAGGCAAGCGTGGCCAGCAACGAATTCTTGCAACGCCTGGAAAACGAGGCTCGCCAACAAAGCAAGCTGATCGAAGCTGAATGGTTGCACCTGCGGCGGACGTTCCCGCAAACCCTTGGCCCCGGCGCCTTGACCGCAATGCGCACCTGCTTTTACGCAGGCGCCAACCTGATGTTCGGCCAGCTCGACACGCTGGCGAAGGCCGCGCCTATGGCGATCAACGACCGCGTGCGGGTGATGCGGCTGCAAGATGAACTCGACAAATTCGCCTGGAGCGCGATCGGCAGGCTGGCCAATGAAGCGCAGGCCAAGGACACCCCGGAGCCGCCGGAGCCGGATGCGGCCTGAAGGCAGGCGAGGGCCAGGAGGCGGGTTGGCATTGACTCCCGACCCTCTAAGCGGACCGGCGTGTCGTTGGGGGTTGCGGTCCGCCTACCCTTACGCAAAAGCGCGCCGGGTTGATCCGCCCGACGCGCTTCCGTTCAACTTGGGGTATTTCCCATGACGTGCGCTGTCACCCGCACGCGGCGAGCTTACGCCGAGTAGCCGATTGATACATTCACATGCGCGTGACGAATTTTCCCGTGGCGGGATCAAGCATCACAAACGCGCCCTCAATCGCAGGATCAACGCTGAGGATTAGGCGCTCATCCGGTCCTTCCGGCTTATCGCTTGCCGTCGCCGGGCGGCCTTCAAGGCGCACGAAACGGCCATTGTCCTCCAGGCAGAGCGGGCACCCCAGCGGCGCGTCGGTATGCAGGTTCAGGACACAACCCCACTGGCAGGCCGGACACTCGTAATAGGTCATCGCGGGTTTCCTCCGGTCGCCTAGGCTGGCGCCGGCAGTAGCGGATTGCAACATTACGTGCGCGCGGAGTCAGCTCCGGTTATGCCGGGTGTAGACCCGATTATAGCGGCCCGGCTGCGGGTCCAGCTCGTCAGCCCGCACCTCTTCAATAATCCGGCGGATCGCCACGCTCGACAACACCACGTCGAGCGGCGGCAACGGCTTTGGCTTGTCCATCGTGTCCTCCGGTAGCGGATTGCAACGATCACGCGCGCGCAGGTTATAGCGCGGGAGGGGTAGGTCAAATTCATGGCCCCCCACCCCCCGTGGCCCTAGCACCGGACGGGGCGCCCCTCCTGGAGATTTCACCCACCCCAGGCGCCGCCAGCCGCAGGCCAGCGCCGAGGGAAGATTGAGGGGAAAATGGCCAGGATCAGGCCTTCGCCGAGGGAAACCAAACGCTCCCGGAGCGATGCGCCTGGACCGGACCGGACGGCGACGGGTCGATCGGTCCGGCGGACCGAGAGTCGAAGGCACGGAAAGCAGCGCGCGCGCCCAACCTGCTAGGACGTCTGTTTTAGCGTCCAATCACATTCCGTGACCCTGCCTCCGCCAGCCTGCGCCGCAGGCCTCCAGCGGCTTCCCTGGAGCCTAAGCAGCCTTGCCGCGCGCTCCGCACACGAGGCGCGACGCGCGGCTTAGGTGCGACACAGGGTGCGACACTGGAGGGGTATACACATACACAGTGACAGTGTAGATATTAGCTCCCGTCGCGGTAGCGGCGGAGTTGACCGGACCGCCGCCCACGAGGGCAAGTGATCTTTGACATTGTGAAACGAGGCCTTCCCAAAAGGCTCAGTGACGGACGAACCGTGAAAGACGGAAGCGCGACGGAAAGCGCACGGAACCGGCTGAGAGAAGGGAAGGCCCAAATGAAAACCGCGCGGCGCGTGACAGGCGCCGCCGGGTTTCTCAATCGCCTGTTTTGCCGGGCGCTTGAGACAACCCGCACACGGAGAACACCCAATGACTAAGACCCATTACCTAGGTTTCACGAAGGCTGGCGAACCCGTTGGCCGCGCCTCGCAGAATGATTACGGCTTCACCCACGCCGCCGTGAAATTCCGCGACGGCAAGCGCGTTGACCGCCTCCCCAGCTTTTCAACGTCCGCCGCTGGCGCCGCCCGCAACGCTGGCGACTACTACGACCACGAAATCGTCGCGGTCCAAATCGTAGACGCCAAGACCTACCGGGAAGCCTTCAAGAAATAGACGCCAACGGCGCGGCGAAAGCCGCGCCACCCACACACACACGGAACCTGAACCATGACCACCGCCGCCACCATGACCCGCAAAGAACGCGCCGTAATCATCGACGCTTTCGACCTGATCAGCTACGCGCTGGAGCGCACCGGACACAGCGAATTCAACCTTTGGCACGAGGCCTATCGCATCGACCGCAAGCAACGCGGCGAAGGCATCTACACCCGCGCGCTCATGGTTGAGAATTTCGTGTCCGCCATGACGTGCCCCAGCCAACCGCTCACCTGCGCCTCCGGCCTCGCGCACGGCATGGCGCTGGCCAAGGTGTTGGGCGCAGGCTTTGGCGAAACCGCCAAGCGCGCCACCGACTACCGCGCCGAACTCTTCACCCGCATCCTGAAAGCCGCCGAGGCCTCAGACACCGCATTCCGCGCCGACCGCGTTCGCCGCTAACCCACACACACAGGACACCGACCCATGACCACCCTGAACATTCCGCCTATGGCCGACCGCTTCGTTTTGACCACCGGCTGGAACAAGCAAGGCGAGCCGCAATACTACACCGGACGCGGTGGCGAGGGCTGGATTGGCCCGCGCGCCGAGGCCTTCACGATGGGCGAGGGAGAGGCCAAGCGTAAGGCTGAAATCCTCAACCGCATGAGTGAGGTGCACAGCTTCACGTTCTGGATTCAGGCGGCTTGAATGGCCGCCTTCGCCTACTACGCCGACCTCCAGGACGGGACAGTCCTAGAGTGGAAGGACACCACCGAGCACACCGGCGACGTTGACCTTTTCGGCAACCCGCGCCGCCGCACCATTTCCGCCAAGGTTGGCCACCGTGAAGACGGCAAGCTTGCCGGGTATCACCCGCAACACGGCTGGACCCGGATCACCCGCACCGTCCGCTTGAAATCCAGCCCGTCGCGCCACGTTTGCGACGTCCGATGCATCAACGCCAAAGGCCGCGCCATGGAATGCGAATGCGCCTGCGGCGGCAAGAACCACGGACGCGGCGCGTTCCTGCGCTGCGTCGCCTAACCCCAACCCACACACCGAAGGAACCTAGACCATGAAGCTAACCTATTGGGTCGCGCCATGCCTGAACGATGCACCCTGTTACAGCGTCCGCGCCAAAACCCGTAAAGCCGTGCTTGCACGGCTGGAAGAACAAGGCGGCAGCTATGGACCGCCCGAAAAAGTCACCTTTGAATATGCCGACGCTTTCGACCTGATCGACCTATTCACCCAAGAGGGTGGACCGGCTGAAACCTACTAACCCACACACCGGAGCTAGACCCATGCAGATCGGACAACACGTCATCGCCACCCACACGACCCGCTTTCGGGTGAAACAGAAGGAGAAAACTTACGACGTCCTTTTCGACAACGGCGGTTTCGCCCACGTCCAGGTTATGTGCGCCGCCAGCCGACGCGGCCTAGGCGGCTGGCGCCACCTAAGCCGCAACGGCCCCACGGCCCGCGCCGTAGCCTTCGCCGCCGCCTCCGCAGCCGCCGACAGCCCGCCACCCGGCGGACCCGCCGCCAACCTTTGGGCCGGTGTTGCCGCCCGCTACGCCTGATCAAATCCCCACACACACCGCAGGAACCCCGCACATGACCGACACACCCCGCGAAACCCGCGCCGAAGTCTTCGCCGAGCTAAAACGCGGCGACCAAATCCTGATCAAATTCGGAACCCAAAACACCCAATTCGGCACCGTGTATGGCCGCACGCCTTACCGCGTCATGGTCCTGAAATGGCGCAAGCGTTCGCGCACCTGGACGAAACAGGTTCGCTTGCATGAAGCCGACCTGATCCGCCGCGCCCGACCGGGCGAAATGATCACCGACCCCATCCCCTTCGATATCTGGAGCGGCAAACTCTAGCCGCCCGCCCACACACAGGAACCGAGACTATGACCGACACCATGCAACGCGTCTGGATTGAGCTGGACCCGCCATATGCCAAAGGCAAACCCGCCGACCACGCGCTAGGCCACAAGCGCGCCGCCCAGCTCACCGCCATGTTTGCCCGCCTGATGGCGCCCGGCGACAAGCCGCCGGTGTTTCGCTGGAACGAAAGCCGCGTCCAATACGACAAAATCGACGGCCCTATGAGCATCCAAGGCATGGCCGACAGCGGCGCGTGGTTCAACCTCGATTACCTTGGCCGCGACGCAGATCAGGAGCCCACACAATGACCGCCGCCGAACTGATCGCCGCCCGCGCGCGGCTGAACCTCACCGCCGCCGACCTAGGCCGCGCCCTGGAGCTTGGAGGCCGCGACCCAGGCCGCAACGTCTGGACTTGGGAAACCGAACGCCACCCGATCCCCGGTCCGGTATCCGTCGCCGTCCGCCTGATGTTGAAATTCAGCGCCCTGGAGGCCGCTCAACCGACTCCAGCTACCCAAGTAGCCGCCGATAGGCTGGAGGCCAGCCCTGAGCCTCCGCAGGCCGCCAGAACCCGGAGGCGCGGCTAATGAAAACCGCAAGCGCCGTCCGCCGCGAAGCCGCCAAAGCCGCAATGGATTGGGCGCGCGAGCGCCAAAGTTGCGGCGATCCTGAAGGCGCCGAATGCTTTCGCATGTTGGCGAAAGAAATCCGCGCCATCGTGATCCGTCCGACCACCGCGAACAGCCCATGGCGGGATTAAGCCCCCCATAGGCTCCGGCTTTGCCCTAAGCCTTTCCAGCGCCCCCAGCGTCCCCCGTTGGGGGCGCTTTCGCGTGACCGCACCGGCGCCGCGAACGTCAGCGCCACCGCATCCCAACCGTCCGGCGATCGCAGGCCGCGCTTGCGAATATCTTCCTTGGATTCAAGGACCAAAAATTGCCTCGCATCATAACGATAGCCGGGCGCCACCGCGTCCGCGTGCAACGCATCATCATCCGGCAAATCCGCGCCGCCCTCATCCGTCAGCCAGTCTTTCGAGCGCATCCACATTTCCGCCCGCCGATTACGCGGGCCGGGGATGATTTCACCGCGCGCCCCCACCGTTGTCGGTTCCTGCGGCGCCCCGCCGAAGTTCACGCCTTCACTCAACTTCGCATACGGCTCCCCGAAATCCTGGAGCACATCGACCACACCGGCGCCCGCGCCGCCCACGTCGATGAACACCCGCGCCGGGCTATCCCGATCAATGATCGTCCGAACCCAATTCGCGCCCTGGATCGTGTCCAGCTTGTGCCGCCGCTCAACCTTCAGCACCTTGCGCCCTTGGCGCCACGCCACCGCGAACCCGTCATCGCCGAACCGCGCCGGATCGACTCCCACGATCAGACTTCCGAACGCCTCACAATTGCGCTTGCGCGCTTGCAGGACGAGTTGACTTGCAATGAACGCATCGTGGCCCGTGGCCTGGAACGCCTCCGCCGCCGTCGCCGGGTATTCTTGCCGGAACAGGTTCGGGTCTTTCAGCTCCGCCAGCTTGACGCGCCGCCACACCATTTGTTCGACGCTCAGGCCATACGACCGCGCGTAATCCTCTTCCTCATCGTTCAGCTCGAAACCAACCGGCTGCGCCCGCTGATAGTCCGCGCTCCAGAACCACGGGACGAACAGCGGCAAATATTCCCCGTCGCCCGCCTCCGCTTGTTGCCAGCGCTCGTGAAACTCCCCGCCAATCCCGTTCGCCGTGGACTCCAGAACGATTTCCGTTCCGTCCAGGTCCGGCACCGTCTGGAGCACGCCCGCGAAATGCTCCGCCGCATTGGGCCAGAACGCCACTTCGCTCCCGTGGAAGAGCTGCACCGTTTTCGACCGCCCGACCGCCTTGGACCCCGCCGTACCAACCGAATAGCCGCTATCCAGGCCAGGGAAGAACAGCTCTTTAGCATTCGCCGCGCCGGTACGCGGGCCGATCCCAACCTTATTATGCTTGTGGAAGCGATCGACCATCCCGAACAAGTTATTCGTGGCGTCTTGCTCATGCGTCAGAATAAACACCTGACACCCGCGCTGATGAATAGCCCGGTGATAGAATCGGCAACCTATGTAAGTTGATAGGCCTTCTTGCCTCGCCTTGAGAACGAGAGCCCGAACCTTACCTAAGCTTCTCGCTTGCTCATCAAGTTTCTGGTCAATGTAGCTCTGCACACCGTTGAAGATCAGCGGCATCAGCTCGCCGGACTTCGTGCGGATTTTTAAGCAGCGCTCCGCGAACCAGCGGCGATCATCCTTATACCGCTGGCGGATCGCCTCTTCTTCGTCAGACATGCGACGCGCGGAGACAGGCACACCGTCACCGCAATTGCTCAATCGCGCAGGCGAACCACGAGGCGAAGCCGAGTGAAGCCGCCGGAGCGAATGAAGCAGACTCCGAATGAGCCCCCATCATCGGAGCTGCTCTAGGGCTTCTTCCTGCGTCAGCATCTGGCCAACCCGTAAGCTGGCCTCAATCCGCTCCCCGTAAACCTCCGGCGCCAGCTTGCCCGCCAGCCACTTGCGGTTTTCACACTTCAGCTTGGAGCGGTTCACCACCTCTTGCACCAGCAGCGTGAAGGTTGATCCATCCTTCCGCTCAATCACCTGGACGTCCGCCGACCCGTCGTCGCCGATATCCAGAATCTGGAACGCCAGCTCATCCGCCAGCAGCCGCCGGGCCGAATTCAGCGCGTTGCGAAATTCCGCGTTGACCGTCTTCCAATTGTAGATTGTCGCGAGACAGGGCCAGTGCGGATTGTGCGCCACCAGCCAACCCATGGACCGGGGCGAAATCGCGGCGACCTCGATAATCTCCGCCGCCAGATCATCGTCCCAAACCGTGACGCCAACCGCCACCATAGGCGCCACCTAGTAAGGTGAATTCGGACAGGGAAGACCCTGTTTCGGATCATCCTTTTTCGTGAAATTCGGCCCCGCCGATCCCGCCGAAGTCGTCTTCGGCTTACCGTTCAGCGTGTCCGAACGCTTTGGCGTGCCGCCCGCCGTCCCCGGCGAATCCTGGATAATCGGATCGCGGTTCAGATTGCCGTTGGACATGGCCGGAGACTCCGAAAGCTGGCGCGCAGCTCATCGGGTCCGAGTGATCAGATTGCCCGTCAAGGCCCGTCTTGAGGTGGCAAATCGAGCGAGGCGAGATTGAGGCCCCCGGAGAGCCCGCAGGGCTCGACGGGAGGCCAGGGGCGCCCCGCCACGATCGCCCGGTGGCCTTCGCAATACGGCCCGACTTCCAGTGTCGGCAGGCAGCAGCTCAAGGTTTCCGCGCCCCAGCCCGCCACCGGGAAGGCGCATTCCCCGAAGTTGCGTTGCTCCCACGGTCTAGGCGTTGATCCAGCCAGCGGCGCAGCGGGCGCCTCCAGCTCAAACTTCGGATTCAGCGTCCGCCCGACGAACCCGCACAGCCTTGCCGAGCGCCGACCGTTCGCCGCCTCCGCCGCCAGCCGCGCCTCGCCGGTGCGCGGTGGCAGGCCAAGACTATGCCGCTTCCCCGCCACCATGCCCGCCGTCAACCCGAGCTGCGCCGCAATCTGCGACCGTGGCAGGCCGGTCGCCCACAGGCTGCGCAGTTGCGCCACAAGATCGTCATTCCAGGTTTGGCCTAAGGTTGAGCTTAATCCCACGTCTCAGCCTCCACCGGCATTGTCCGCGCCGTGACCAAGGCTTGCAGCTCGCGGCCACTCGCGAGGCCGCCACTTGGCGGCAGAGCGGGTGCGGCCTGCAATTCGCGGCCTATCGGATCACCGAACGGGATTTCGTCGCCCTCAGGCCGCCAGGGTCCGGCGCCGAGCTGATCCTCAATCGCGCTGGAGAACCGTGGAACCTGGAACCGGGCGCCCGGAAACGTCTGTTTCGCCAGGGCCAGCGCGTCCGGCAAAGCCGCAATGACCGCGCCCACTTCGGCCAACGTGTAAACCACAAGATACCGCCCGTCAGCGATCACCTTGCCCGCCTCCGCATTCGTCTGGACGATCGCCGCCACCTCACCCCCCGACAGCAGCACCTCCCACACCCACGGCGCAATCGGCCGGTGTCCGGCTTCCTCCGCCGCCGCATCCAGCGCCACATAGCCCCGCTGCATCGCCGCCGCCTTGTCCTGCACCGCCTGGAGCTGATCCCGCGTCAGGAATTGGCTTTCCCAGGCCGCCGCATAGACCGTCCGCCAGCTTGCGCATTGCCGACGCCACTTCGCCCGCAAATCGTCACCGGCCAGCAGCTCCACCCGGCCCACGCCCCACTTGCCTTCAACCTCTTTCCGCGCCGCCTCAACGCCCTCGAAATAGGCCGCCAGCATGGCGCAATCTTCCGGTGATAGCGCCATGGTCAGGTGTCCTCCCGATCGCGCTGGCCTAGGTAATCCGGCAGCGTGGCGCAGCCCTTGCCGGTGCGCGGCGACAGCTCCACCTCTTCACCACGCTCCAGCTTGGCCAGGATGAACTCAAACTCCACGATTTCACCCGCCAGCTTCGCCCACCGCGCCCGGTCCGCAGGCCTGGGAACCCGCGCCGCCGCGACATAGGCTTGGCTATTGGCCAGGGTCCGCTTGCGCTTCACGATCCCACGCCGGATCGCCTTCATCCGATCCACCAGCAGCAGCAACCGCCCTTCCACCTCAACCGCGCCAGCTTGCAGCTCAACCATGATCACCTCCGCCGTTGACGTATCACCGAGCCCGCAAAGCGACGATGCGCGAAGCCCACGGAGCGCATCCGCTTTCGGGCTCAGATATTCCATCTAACCTGAGGCCCCCTCCCCCTTTAGGGGGGGGGCCGAAGAGCGCGCGCTACGCGTACGCGAGGCCGCCCCATTGAAAACATTGACTTTCAGCAGTCCAACGCTTGCCCCTAAAGCGTTGAAAGCGAAAGCGCAGGCTTTCCCTTGTGTTTCAAGACGTTGCGGCGAAAGCGCTTGCAACTGCTTTACCCTCCCTCCTGCGTCCGCCAACCGCGCTTTGCGGTGTTCTTTGACGGATAGATTGCGCCCTCATCTATCGCCGCTCGCACGCCTGCGATCACCAGGGATCGCGGCTGTTGCGGCAGGATCGTCAGCTTGTGAACAAGCGCCGCATGGAGGTTTCGAGGATGCCCGCGCTTCTCAACGTAAGGCCGCCCCATCGCCCAGGCGCTGGCCACTTCGTTGCGGACCGTGTTGGCCATTTGCGAGAGTCCAACCTCGCCGCCCAGCGCCGCAAATACCCCGTCGCTCCAGATCAGCGCCCGTTGGCCGTCGTCGCCACCGGCATAGTTGGCCTTGCCGCGTTCCAGCGTCCGCTCATCCGGTCCGCCGTCCTCAGGCCTCGAAAGGTAGAGTCGGCTGCGCACGCCGTTTTCCCAGGCGGTTGAACCACTAAAGCCGGTCCCGTCCGCCATTGACGACTTCGACGGATGGCCGAGCAGCAGGATTGTCAGCTCATGGGAGGCCTGTTTGCGCTCCTGGATCAGCCCGCCAAGGCACGTCTTCAAGAAGCTGTTCACCTGCACCCGATCAATCTCATTGCCGCCGTAGACGTCCGCCAGGGTGTCCAGCACCAGCAGGCCCGGCGTCACCTTGGCCAGCTCGTCTTTCAACGGGTTCAGGAACGGCCCGGCGACCAAGCCGCCTTTGCCGTCGCCGGTGGCCAGCAGGTTATTATGGCCAACCCGATCCCACAGGCTCACCGCCCCGAACGGATTCCCGATCCCATGACCCAGCCCGTTCTTGATCGCGACGTGGCGCCGGTGCAGCTCGTCGTCATCATCCTCGCAGGACACGAACAGGCTGGACGCTTGGCCCGTGTCCAGGCCCAGCCACGGCAGGCCGATTGCGGATGAATAGCAGAGCTGGAGCGCCAGCAGGCTCTTCCCCGTGGCGCCGCCGCCATACATCGAATTCACCTCGCCCTTGGCGATCCAGCCCTCCACCAGCCAACGGCGCGGTGTTGGTTGGCCGCTGAAGCTGGAGGCGCTTCGGCTGGCGGTTGGCGGAACGTCAGGCCCCAGGCCAGCGTCGTCGCGAGTCGAATCCGCGCTCTCGCTTGCCGTTGAATTTTGCGACTCAGGCTTTGGGACTTTGGCCGCCTCCGCGACCTTCGTTTCCCAACGCGCCATCGCATACGACCACTTCTGACGCAGCAGCGTGATCCCGCGCCCTTCGCGCTCCAGCAGCTCCGCGTTCGTCACGCCAGGGACGCGCTCTAAGCGGCTTCGCGTCGTCGCCTCATACTGTGTCCAAATCCGCTCGACTTCGGCGTCCTGCGCCACCGTAGGCGGCGGGATCGGGCTTTCCCGATAAAGGTCCACCACCGCCGCCCACACCACGGCGGCAAGCTTATGCTCGCGATCGTCAATGTCGTGACCAAACGGCCCTTTCGGCGCGTCGCTCTCCGTCCGCTCGTGCGGACCCGTTGGTCCGCCGCCGTGCTCCAGGCGCAGCTTTTCCAGCGCCGCGATCAGCCATGGCGGCGCCGCGACCAGCTCGCAGGCCCACGGCTCGCGCCCTAATTCCCAATCGTAAATCTGCCCGCTGGAATGCATCGACGGCGGCGCCATCACGAATCCACCTTCGCCGCGACAGTCGATCCCGAGAGTCGACGCTTTGAAGGTTGGCGGTGTCCAGCCTTCCGGCGCCCGGAAGAACACTTGCCGCCCGCCGCCGCCGGTCCGCTGCGCCCACGTCTCAGGCTCCAGCCCGTTTTCATGCACCGCGATAAGCCCGATCCACCACGCTTCCGCGCCCAGCTCTTTTTGCGTGTCCAGATCGACCACCACGAGGCCGCCACTCACCGCGCCGGTGATCAGCCCCATATTGCGGCGGTTGCGATGCTCTCCGGTTTTGGGATCGTACCAGCGCGCGAACAGGCTCTCAGGCACGAGGTTTTTTTGAAACTCCACCCAGGCCTCAACCGCCGGGCGCTTCCACTGGCCAGCGTGCGGGGTATGCGCAGGCACCACCTGGAGGCCCAGGCCGCGATACTCTCGCGCCCATTCCCAGCCTTCGGCCCATTCGGCGTTGAAGTCGGTTGGCGCAGTCACCACGCGAGGCCTCACAAAAGCGCGCCCCCGACATCGCCAGGGGCGCTATTGCCTCAAAAATCATCCGCCACCGAGGCCAGGGCCGGTTGTTTCACCGGCTCCGCTGGCGCCGCCTGTTCATTGGCCGGTGCATCCGCACCGGTCCGCCAAGCCTCGATCGCCTCCGCCGAGAGCTTCGCCGGGCGATCGACCCAGGAGACGATTTCATAGACCGGCTCGTAATTCGTTGAGCTGGCCTCTTTGCCTTTGGAAACGATCATCGACGCGCCCGCCAGTTTCACCACCGGCAGCTTGCCAGGGTTCGACTTCACGCCCGCCAGATAGGCGGTATGCAGCGCATCCATGCCATTGATGGAGGCCTGCGCATTGCTGGCCATTTCGCGGACGTCACCCCCGCAGCCTTTGCCGAGCAGCATATTGATCCGATAGCCCGGCTTGTGCTGAAGCGACGGCTTGCCCGGTAGCGGTTGGCCATAGGGCGCCACGGTAATCTCAGGGGCGCCGTTGGCGGGGAAATTCAGCCATCCCAGCTCGATCCGCTCCAGGTCCATAACGGCTTGGAAGTTGGCCGTTATCTCCACCGGATTCGACTCCCATTGACCGGCGCCATTCTGCGTCCGGTCCACCCGCGATATTCGCCCGGCTCTTGCGTCATATTTGATGATCGGAACGCGGTGTCCGCCACCGCCCACAGGAAGGCCCAAAGCCATTTTCAACACCTCACAACACCATGCGACGGCAGGCCCGCCGCGACCTCACCCTCAGGTGAAATCGAACCGATCACGGACGATCAGGCCGATATCTTCGTCCGCCAGCTCTTCGCGTCGCTTCTCAACCAGCTCCGCCAAAGGCTCGCGCCAGGGATAGGGGATTTCCATTTCGTGCAGCTCTAGCCACACCTCGAAATCATCGAGCACAGCGGGCCACATTGCACCGGCGATCCGGTCGCACAGCTCCGGCCACAGGTCGGTTTTCTTCGCCGCGTAGGACGAACTTGGCGACAAGGCGTCCAGCAGCTTACCCACGACGCGCCCGCCTCGACCGATAGGCCGGATACGGCTGCAAAATGTAATGATTTCCAAGCGCATAGCCGAGCTGTTTAACGGTGACGCCCAGCTTCGCCGCCACGACCTCGCGTGACGCTCCAGCCATCAGCCGATAACGCGCCTCATCGCAGCGTTCGACCGTCCAGAATCCGAGCGGCAGCTTACCCATGGGCCGCTTCCGCCAGCTTATCCCTGCGCATTCGACCGCTCCGACAGCTTGAAGCGATGAATCCCGTCCCGCAGGATTCCAATAGTGATCCCCAGCCGCTCCGCGATCAGCGCGCGCGGCAGACCGTCATGCAGCAGGCGCCGCACGACCTCTTGCCGGTAGAGTGTCCAGAATTCCGATTGTCCGAGCTGGCGCCCCATCTAAGCCGCCTTCGCGACGACGAACCGCCGGAGCTGATTACCCACATATTTCGTGAATTCCGGCGGGATCGCCTCCGACATTTCGGCCAGCGTCATCCAGTCTATTCCCAGCGCTGTAGAGGCCGCCTGGAGGTGTCCGGTCGCCCACACCTCTTTCGTGCCGCGCCCGCCGTGCTTGGCCGCCCGCAGGCGCGCGTGACCCCCGTAGACGCCGATCACCGCCGCGCCGGGATAGTGCTGGCAGGGCTGGCCGAACAGCAGCACGTTCGACAGGAATCGCCGGTGACGCCGCAGCTCGCAACCTTCCGCGCCTAAGCCGAAGCTTGTTCCGCACAGCCGCAAAGAACCAGGCATGGACTCGCGCGCCAACCGCGCATCGACGTTTTCGATCACCCACGGCAGGCCGGTGGCCTGGAGCAAGGTCCGGGTTTCCGGGATCAGGTTGGGATGCTGTTTCGCCCCCGGCGCATAGCGCATGGCGGTGGCGAATTGGCAGGGTGGACTCGCGTGCACCGCATCGAAGTTTTCGGCGATCCATTCCGGGCGGATCGACAGCGCGTCCGCTTCAATGAACACGTCGCCGCAATAGTGCGGCTGCGGCTTGTTATCTATGCCGGTGACGTGGAAGCCCGCCCGCTGATAGCCGCGCGTCGCGCCCCCGGCGCCGCAGAACAGGTCTAGCAATCTCATGCCGCCCTCCGCCCGAGATAGGTTTCCTCCAGCCGCCGAAGCCACGCGGCTTGTTTTTCCGTGAAGGCTCCATCCCAGGACGTCAGCCGCTCCAGGAATTCCCGCTCGCGAGGCCGCATCCGAACCGGATTCAGCTTCAGCAGCTCCGCCAGGGTTTCGCGGGCGCTGCGCTCGCGCGGCGGTGGCGGCGGTGGCGCATAGCTCTTCGCGCCCCATGGCTTGCCGTCCGCCAGATCGTGGAAGTCGTGACCATCGACTTTCAGCGCGATCGCCAGCTTGCGCGCCGCCGTCAGCACCTCACCGTCTACCGGCGAGGCCAGCATTCGGATCAGTTGCTTGCAGCGCTCGTGCAACATCATGCCGCCTCACGCAGCAGCAGGCTCCGCCCATAGCTGGCCAGCAGCACCGCCTCCGCTCTGCCATGATGCTTTTTCAGCGCCCACCGGCGACAGTCCGCCGGGAAGCGCAGCGACGCCTCTTGGCGCGAAGTTTCCTTGTCGCTCGTGACCCCAATGGCCTTCTTCCAGGCCTGCGGCGTGGCAAGGTGCAGACGGATGAAATGGGCGTTCACCACACCACAGACACCGCCGAAGTTGTGGCCAACCCGGAAGGCGAACGACGGCGGATCACGAGGCCGCGCCCAGGCCTTCTCAACGTAGGCTTCGCCAATCTTTTCCGACCATTGATCAATGATCCCGGCGAGCTGGCGAAGGTCCACCAGCCGCGCCGGTTTGACGTTCGCCTGCGGCATGTCGATCACCTCGACCAGCTCGCCGCTTTCCCGATCCATCAGCGCCAGGGCGCCGAACGCGTCGGGATCAATCGCCAGGATCAAATGAGTCATGGAACCCACTCCCCGCGCTTCACCACCCGGCGCCGAATCTCGTTCAGCATTTCGGCCAGCCGGTTCGCCTCAGGGATGGAGAGCTGGACCGACTTCACCCCGATCCCATCACCATCGACGTCCAGGACCAGTTGCACCCCGGCTTTCAGCTCCGTGACCGTGACGTAAGCCTCCACCACCCGTTCACCGTATTTTCGCGGCACTAGCAGGTGCATGGCGCGTCGCATTTTCGGCAGGCGGAACGGATCACGGACGCGCTCCAGCTCAGGATTTGGCGCAGGCGCAGGGGCCGCCGGTTTGGCGGGCGCGACACTCACGCTGCGTCCTGTTCTTTGAGATACCGCCGCCGGTGCGCGGCCAGGGCCAGCTCTTCAACCGTGGTCAGGTTGAGCGCCGCCAGCGCCGTGAACCACTCCGCCGGGATGCTATCGCGGAAAAACCAAAACTTGACTTTGGCGTCGTCGGACTTGAGTCCGAGCTGATCGCGAACGGCTTTCCACCCTCCGCCGTCCCGCAGAATTTCCGCATGGGTTCGCATGGCGGCGGATAATCGAAAACCGATTATCAGAAAGCAACTGTTAACTTATTGTAGAGCTATGATAACGTTTCACGTTTTTGCGCGTTGAGGCCTCATAAGGCCTAGAACTTTTGCTACCGTGGGGAAGGGTAATGAGCACACCAGGAGAGCGGTTGAAGACCGCGCGCGAAGCCAATGGCTACGCAACTGCAAAGGACGCCGCCGAAGCTATCGGCGTCCCGGTTCCAACTTATACCGTGCACGAACGGGCCGAGAAGTTCCTGCCCGCCCGGCGTGCAGATCAGTATGCGCGGTTCTTTGGCCTCACCCCGGAATTCCTCTTGTATGGCCGCGAAGACGCCCTTCGCGATCGCGTGCCGGTGTTCAATGTTTGCGGCGAGGCGACCGGCGAAACCGTGGCGTTTCCCTCAGCGCCAAGCGCCATTACGCGGGCGCTCGTGGTCATGGATGGCCTGCATAGGCAGCTCGCGATTTACGATCAGCCCCAGGTCAAGGCGCTCCCGACTGATATCGTCGGGCGCCTATGTGTCGTGGAGCTGAAGACCCAGCAGCGGCTTATGCGCATCGTCATGCCGAGCGCCACACCCGGACTCTTCCATCTGTTCAGCCTGAGAAACCAGCTCCCGATGACGGATCAAAAAATTGTGTGGGCGGCCCGCGTTATCGCCCTGATCCCGGACCGGATAGTAACCGAGCAACTTGCTACCTTCGTAAGCTAGACAATAGACTTTGCTTTTCTTTGTCGGCGAATTGACTTAGCCGGAGAAAGCGCAACCAATTAGGGGGTTAGCACCCGCTTGTTGGGAGGCCCCAAGGTGACAAGCACCTGCGGCGATCACGCGCCTTATACGTTGCTAGATGTCGAAACCCCTATGGGGCGCCTAACCATGACCGTTGACCTCAGCTTAAAGCCTCCACTGTTCGCGATCACCGGGCCGGACGGCGCCATGGAATTCACCCCTCAGGAGGTGCGACACCTGCGCAACGCCTTCCGCGACGCCGACGTTATCGGCGGGATCATGCACTAGCCATGGACCGTCACAGCCACACCGGCGTTTTCGCGCTCTTCTGGAGCCTCGTTGACCTCGTGGTGATCATCGCCGGTGTTGGCGGGATCGCCTTCGCAGCGGCGTTGCTGACCGGCCTTTACCCGTGATCCTGGAGGACGGCTTTTTCCTTGTCTGGACGCCTTACGGCGCCAATCCGCAGCGCCGTCACGCCACCGCCGAGATTGCACTTACCGAGGCGCACAGGCTGGCGAAATGTCACCCCGGCAAAAAATACGTTGTGCTTAAGGCTGTTGCGCAATTTCATGTGCGTCCTCAGTCCACACACACGGAAGACCCAAAATGATCGGCTCTGTTGAAACCATCACGCCAGCTCAGGCGCGCGCCATGCTGGATAAGAACGGCGCGAACCGCCCAACCACCCGGACCCTGATCCGCCGCTACGCCCACGAAATGCAGGCCGGACGCTGGAACACCAATGGCCAGGGGATCATCCTCGCGCCAGACGGCACCCTGCTAGACGGACAGCACCGCCTCCATGCGATCGTTATGGCCAACCTCGCGGTGGAAATGTTCGTGGTCCGAGGCGTGCCGCAAGAACGCTTCGAGACGATGGACTCGGGCCGCGCCCGCACCGTTGGCGACGTGCTAGGCGCTCAGAACTACGCTTACAGCACGCTTGTGGCTGCACTCGCCCGGCTGGCCTGGAACTACGCCGCAGGCACTACGGTGAATTATGGCGCCCCGAAAGCTGCGCTTGTGCAGTTTGTTCACAATCACCCGTCGATCGCCGACCTTGCCGCCAAGATCGGCGCCACCGAAACCCCGCTCCCGCGCAGCCCGCTAGGCTCCGTGCTGTTCTTGGCCAACGAAGGCCATGGCCGCTACCAGCAACAGGCCGACAGCTTCCTTAGTGGCGTGAAGACCGGCGAGGATATGAAGAAGGGCGATCCGCGCTTGTCGCTTCGCGAATGGTATTTCTATCACAGCGTTCGCACCGCCCAGCGCGCCACCCTTAAGCCTGAGGTTGTGTTCACCGCCACCGCGCGCGCCTGGAACGCCTACGTCACCGATCGCGACCTCAGCCTGATCAAGCAACTGGAAGCCAGCGGGCGCAAAAGCATCCTGATTGAAGGTTTCGAGCTGGAGCAATTCAGCGACGTCGAAGACCTTAGCGCGAGGCTCGCGGAGTCGCGGCAGAACAACCTTGCACAAGGTCCGGGGAGCGTTCGCCGCACAGCTTAAACTTGCATGTAGCAGAAAGATCGGCGACCAATGGCGCGCAACGCACACCGGAATGAAGCTCAAAACATGAGTGTTCACCAGCAGACCAACCCCGCCGCGCGCGCCATTTCTCGTTTCCCCGACGCGCCGCCGAGTATCGCAAGGCTCCCCGTCGATAAGCGCGGATTCCCGGTCCCGTACTTTGTTCAATGGATCGACGGAGAGCCTGACTTTCGCGTCGCCGACACCCGCCGCATGAGCCAATGCGTCAAGCAGCGCCGCTGTTGGATATGCGGTGGCAAGCTTGGCCGAATGCTAGCTTTCACGATCGGCCCCATGTGTTCCGTGAACCGGGTTAGCGCCGAGCCGCCCGAGCACCCGCAATGCGCCGCGTTCGCCGTGGTGGCGTGCCCGTTCCTCTCGCGCCCGCTGGCTAAGCGGCCAGGGATGGAAGACCTCCAGGAACGCGCCGATTTCCAGGACGCGCCGGGTATCTTCATCAAGCACAATCCCGGCGTCACGCTGATTTGGCACACCCTCAGTTACAAGCTTTTCGAGGTGGAGAACGGCACGCTGTTTAAACTTGGCGCGCCGGTCCGCGCCTCGTGGTGGCGGGAAGGCCGCGAGGCCACCCGCGACGAGGTGATTGAGGGTTTCCAGCTTGGCTTGAAAAGCCTTGCACCCGTCGCCGCCGAGGAAGGCCCCGAGGCCGTCGCGGACCTCAAGAAAGCCGTGGCCTTAGCTCTAACCCTGTTACCCACATGACCCACACACACCGGAGATTTTCAGCGATGCCAGCTCTCGCCGTGGACAACACCGGAGGGACTAAAAATCCCGCCCTGCACAACTACGTGTCGCAAGCGCGATGGGCCAAGCCGATGCCAAAGGCGCATGTCAATTTCATCCCGGCGCAATCATGGCTGGAATATTCGTGGATCGACAAAGACCCGGAATTAGACTTCGTGCTCTCCGCCATCGAACAATCCGGCTGGACACTGGAGCGCATCTAGAAAGAGACTGAAAAAAATGGCCACCGTGTCTCACGCCATACTTTGTTGGCGTGGTTTTACAAGGGAACCAAACGCCCGCAGAACGTGACAATTAACAACGTCATGGCCGCGATCGGTTGGCAACGCCACTGGACCCAGCAGGGTTAGGCCATGGCCACCCGCGACGATGATCCGGTCCACCCGAATTATGACGGGATCAGGTTCCAGGCGACCACAGACAAGCTTGGCGTGATCGCGGTTCCGATCAGCGCGCAGACCATGCCGCCGGTCAGCGTTTTCAACCTCACCAACGCTGGCCACATTGCTAACGAGCTGGCGGATTTGATCGCGTTCATTCGTGGCATGGATGAACGGAGCTATCTTGCCGATTTCTTGAGCGACGTTTTCGCCGACCTCACCGAGGCGATAGAGGCGTGCGCGCCATGAGTGACGACCCTTCCTTTTCCACAACCAAGACCTTGCTGGAGTCGCTCAGAAATGACGTCGGGCAGGCACAAATCCGCCTCCGCGAAGCCGACAGATTCCTAAGTCAGGCTATGGCGACCGTTTGGGAATTGAAGCGCCGCCAGGACACCGGGAATGACGCCATATGATCCGCGCCCCGTTCACCCCCGAGCAGGTGCACGCCTTGAACGCGTGGCAGGCCAATGACCGCGTGCACGGCTTCACCTGCGGCAATGATCGGACGGACGCGGCGCACGTCGCCTATCAGCTCCAGCACCCCGACCAGGACTTCGGCCAGCTTGTGGCCACCGCCGAGGGTTGGGTTTGTCCCGTCTGCACCTACCGGCAGGATTGGGCGCACGACTTCATGGCGGAGCCGCATCCATGACGTGGGCGCAGGATTGGCGGCAGGACTACATACGCGGCCACCTGCGCACCGCAGGCTCGATCCGTGGCCGCGACCTTATGGCCGCCTTCGCGGTATCCCGCGCCCAGGCCTCCGCCGACCTTTCGCTCTATCGCGCCAAGCACCCCGGCGAGCTGCGCTATGACAGCAGCCGCAAGGCCTATGTTAAAACCAACTGACACACACCGGAGACTAGACCTTGAGCAATATCGACATGGAGGTGTTGGCCCGCTTCGCCATCCTCCCCGGCGCCGCCGAGCTTATGGAAGCGTTCGCGGTGATCCCGGTTGGCCCGATGCGGGATGCGGTGATCCATCTGGCCTTGACCACCGCCGCCACCTATTCGGCAACACCCCAGGCCGCCGCGCCGCAGCAGGCTATTCCCCGTATCAATCAGCCCGCCCAGCTCCAGGCGCCGCAGACCCGGACGGGCCGCGCGCCGCCCACCGAGAGCCTGGAAATGGAGATCGTGAAAATGCGGATTGAAGGCGTCGAGCCCCGCCAGATCGCCTTTGACCTCAGGCTTGATCCGCACACCGTTTATCATGCGCTCGCCGCCGCCCGAAAGGCGGGCGCCCCGATCCCGAAGCGCGTCAAACTCATGCCGAAAGGTGGCCAGGACGCCCGCGCGTGGCCCGTGACCGTGGACGATATTTCGACCACCCAAGGCCACACCATGGCCGAGCGCGCCGCCGAGAAACGCGGGATCAGCAAACAAGCCTACCTGGACCGCCGTAACCTCGCGATGCGGCTGGCCATGGAAGGCGCCACCTGGGAATCCATCCTGGAGCAGACCGGCGAGACGGACCGCAAAGTGGTGTCCGCCTGGATGAGCGCCGCCCGCTCCGCTGGCCACCGCGTCCCCTACATCACCGCCGAGGATTCCTATTTGCGCCGCCAGCAGGCAGGCGGGCGCCTGGAGGCCGTGGGATGAAGACAGTTGAGGTTGGCCGCCGTAAAGGCACGTTTTTCATCGAATTCGACCAAGACGAAATCGCCTTGCGGATCGCGGAATCCGTAGGCCGATTTCCGCGTCCACCAGACTTGTCAGCAAAAGACATCATGGCTGATTTTATGGCGCATGATCCTCGCGCTGCTAAGCAAATGCTGGACGCCGCCAAAGCCGTTCTCAACTACATCGAGCAGCAGTTTCAGCAGCCGGGCGAACTGCAATGACCGCTTGGGGAAAGAACCGCACCCGCTACCTTGTTTGCGGCGGACGCGACTTCAAAAGCTATGAGGCGGTGAAGCGCGCCCTGGACGCCCTAATCCTCCACCCGGAACACGCGGTGGTGATCCATGGCGACTATCGCGGCGCCGACAAGCTCGCCGACAAATGGGCGATTGAACGCGGCGTGCCGGTGGAACGCTACCCCGCCAAATGGGATCAGCAGGGACACGCCGCCGGTCCGATCCGCAACGCGCAAATGATCGCCGAAGGCCAACCGGACGTGGTGATTGCCTTCCCCGGCCATGACGGGACCGACAACATGATTGCGCAGGCCCGCGCCGCTGAAATCGTAGTTGTGCAGGTAGTCCGATGAAACCCGACCATGGCCCGCTTGATCCGAAAATCGTCAAGGTCGCCCAGGATTGGCGGCAGGATCGGCGGCGCGTTGCCGGAAGGCTTCAGCTTCGCCTTGCTGATTTTCGACGTCGGCGAGAACGCGGGCGGGCGGATGAATTACATTTCCAAACGCCAAGCGTGAGGAAATGATCACCGCCCTGCACGAGCTGTTGGCCAATTTCGAGGGCCGCAACACCGGCGACGAAGGCCACGCGTGACGCGCAAAATCAACCGTTGGCCGACCCGCCCGGAAACTCTCGTGAAGCGGTTTGAGAAGGCCGTTTTGGAAAAGGAGCGCGTGCCGGACAGCGCCCACCTGGAGGTGTGGGACGCTGCAAACCGTCGCGTTCAAATGGCCCGCCGCGACTTGCTGGCCAGGATCAGTGCGGCGACCGTGTATCAGGCCAAGGCGAAGGCGAGGGACCAATGACCGCCGCAGCCGCCCAGCAGGCCACTGTAAAAGGCCACTTCGCGACGTTCCTTCACAAGAACGGCTATCGCTTCATTCGCGACCTTGGCGACGGGCGCTATGCCGCCCTCGCGCCGTTCCTGTTCACTACCGCCATCATCACCGGGCGCTGGGGCGATTACGTCGGGTTAGAAGATCGTTGGTGCTACCACACCACCTATGACGCCAAAGCCGCCCTGGAGGCTTGGGACGGCGTTGGCGAGCCCATCGGCTGGCATAGGCACCCCGCCACCGGACGGCGGGTCGATGACGACGGGAAAACTTACGTCGCCCTCTGAATAACAAAAGGCCGCCCCGAAGAGCGGCCTTTCACCATTTGATTATCTCATTTTTGCGATATCAGGCCGCCCGCCGCCGCCGCATCTGGACGACATTCGATTGCACCACCCCGCAGTAAGCCGCCCAGGATTCCATCATCGGGCGCCGCACCTCCAGGAAGTCATCCCGGACGTAGGCGTTGCGCGTGTCGCCGCCGACGACATGGGCCAGCGCTTCCTCAATCATCGCCTCGTCATAGAGCCGAATGCGGCGCGTCTCGCCGGTCCCCGGCAGCTCGACCTTGTAGGTTTCCGACCGCGCCCAGGTGGAGAACGAAGAGCGGAACCCGTGCAGCGTGATCCCTTTGCGGACCTTCAGTTGCACGTCGCGCAGGGTTTGCTTGTTCGTGCCGGTGTCGGAATGCGCCACGAACATCAGGCCGGACGCGGGCGCCTCCTGATCCGGTCCGCCTTTCAGCTCGTTGAGAATTTCGTGGTGACGCGCTGTCAGCGGAACGCGGTGGCGGCGGCGCATCTTCATGCGGTGATCCGGGATCGACCAGCAGTCATTCACCCAATCAATTTCGCGCCAATCGCAGCCCGTCACCTCGCCGACCCGCGAGCCCGAAATCACCAGCCACTCCAGCCCCAGCTTCACCCCGCGCGTGCCACGATCCTGCGCCCGCACGTCGGCCAGGAACTGCCCGACTTCGGCGAACGGCAAGGCCGGATGATTCACCGGAACGTGCAAATCGCGGTTGACCTCGTGCTCCAGATTGCCCTCCCAGGCCGCCGGGTTCTGCCAATCCGGCGTGGTGATCCGACCCGTGCCGCGCGCCCATTTCAGCAGCTTGCACAGCCGCTGGCGCACGTCGTCGGCTTGCACCGGACGCGGCGCGCGGACCAGCTCACCCTTGGCGTTGTGGCCAGTGTAGAACAGCACCATCAGCGCCTTGACGGCTTCCTTCGTCACGTCGCCCGGCGCCATGTCCGCGATATCGCCGATGGAGTCGGCGTGCATCGAGCGGACGAAGGCCTTGCGCCCGGTGTCCGTCTTCACCTTTTTGGCAATCAGCGTGACGTGATCGCGGGCCAGCTCATAGACCGTCTTCGGCTTCGGCGCGTTGGACAGCGCGATCGCCTCCGCCTTCGCGGCCTGCAACAGCTCTTTCGGATTGGCGCCGTTGCCGAGCTGTTCGATGCACCAGCCCTTAAGCTCGCGCGCCCGCTCCAGGGTGATTTTCTTGCGCGAGCCTAAGCCCACCTCATCGACCTTGCCGCCCGGCGCCGTGAACTTGAACAGCCACGAGGCCGAGGTTGCCGAGCGCACGTCCAGCCACAGGCCGTCGCCGTCATGCGTCTTGCCCGGCTTGGCGATCGCCTTCACGTCGGCGTCGCAGTTGAAGAAGGTCGCCACGATTTTTCCCCTTAAATTTCCCCCAGCAGGGCGCCGGGCTCTCGGGAAACCATCGTTGAAAACCGATTATTCTGCAACCTTCACAGGGGAAAAGAGGGCCTTTTCGGGCTCAAAAACCTATCGTTTAGCGCTATAGGGGCGCTCTGCAAGCGTTCTAACCACTCTGAAAACATTGCGGAAAAGTGTTAACTGTGTCTTTTTCCCCTCAGTCTTCCCCTAAATTCGGAGTTTTTGCTACCATGCACACCCCCAAGCAGATCACCGAGCTATGGGCTTGGGTTGTCACCGAGACGGACGGAGGCGAAGGCATCCCCGCCATAGGCCTCGACAACGGCATGGTTGTTCCAGTGATCGGCGCCGACCGCGAGCGCATCGAAAGCCTGCGGCCAATCCTCATCGAGCAGACCGGCAAGCTACCGTTGCGGCTCGTGCATTTCGATCAAATGACCGTTGTGGAAATCGTCCGGTCCTAGACCACGCCCATCCGCTGGAGGATCAGCAGCACCGCGATCAGCAGCACGACGCAGGGGATCACCCACTTCAGCCAGAGCAGCGGCGGCGGGAAGGGAATGTAATAGGCGATGGCGCAAATGATCCCGACGACGATCAGCACCAGCAGCGCGAAGACCAGCAGGCTCATGGCCAGCTCCCAATGTGACGACGCAACGCATTGCGCCCGAGAGGCCACCGGCTAATTTCGGCGCCCACACACAGAAACCTACGAGTGATCAAATGTTCACAATTGCCGCCGGGATCGTCCTCGCCGTCCTCGCCCTTTGCTTCCTAGACGTGTTGTTGGTTTTTGCCGGGTTGGCGCTCGTCGCCGCCCTCGCGATCGGCGTCCTGTTCGCCGGTTACACATGGCTAGGCGGGTGGTGGTTTATCGTCGCCGTCGTCGGCGTGGTGATCGTCGCTAACTACCAGCCGAAGAAGAAGGCCTAGGAAGACCGCTAGGCCCGTTCGGCTAGTAGGGTAGCCGCCAACCCCTAATAGAGCGGCTGGCGACGCTCAGGCGCGGCCTGGAGGCCCATCCCCGCCGCACCAGGGTAGACATGACCGAGCGTCTCACCGCCAACGATCCCGGACAGGCCCGGCGACGTCGCAGGCTTCGGCGCCGGTCCCATCGCCTCCATTTGCTCCAGGAAGGCTTTCAGCTCGTCCGGTTTCATCGTCAGGATACGGCCCAGCTCATCGCGGAAAGTCGCCGTGGAGCCCGGCGTTTGGCGATAGGCGTTCGCCGCCCGACCCGCGATCCCCAAGGCCTTGCCGAACTTCGCCGACAGCACCGCGTCACCGATCCCCTTCAGGTCGCCAGCCTTCCGCGCCGCCTCGTTCTGTTCAGCCATCGCCTCCGTCATCGCCGCCGTTGGCGAGCCGGAGAACGGCGCCATCCGCGCCTCCGCCGCCGCCTGTTCAGAAACCCGCTCCATCTTCGTTGTGAAGGCCTGCGCCCCGTCCCGCCCGAACAGCAGCTCCAGGCGTTGTTGCACGCCAGGGACTAGGAACTTGCCGCCCTTCAGCGCGCCACGCGCCCACATTTCAGACGCCTCGTTCGCAAGCGACGCCTGCGCCCCGCGCAGTTTCGTCCCGATCCAGTTTCCTTGCCGATCCCGCAGGCTGGCCACCGCCTTGCCAAAGTCATCCATCCGCCCGCCGGTCAGCTTGCCCTTGAAATCCTCATAGGCGCCCTGCGCCCCCTTGTAGTCGCCAGCCCGGTTCAGATCGTCCCGATAGCCAGGGATCAGCGCGCCAGCCCCATTCTCATCACCGGCCAACAGCTCGCCGATCCGCCCCCGGAACGAATCCATCAGCTTGTTGCTCGTGGTGTTCACCGGAACACCGAATTCCCGCTTCACCGCCTTGCCCGCTTCCTGATGAATCCGCACGAGGCTTTGCGGCGTCAGGCCACTCGTTGGCGTGGGTTCGGTTTGCGGCGCCGGGCGCTCGCTATAGCCTTCCGGCGGCGGTTCCTGCCCCGTACCGAGCGACCGATAGTCGTCGGCGCCGCCGATTTCATCCATTTGCTTGTGCCACGCGGCCAGCTCTTCAGCGTCCGCCTGTTGCTGCGCCTGATGCGCCGACGTCGCGTCTTGCTGATCGTTCCAATGCTGATTGGCCAGCGACCGATTTTGCGCCTCCGCCGCCTCGCGCGCCGCGAAGGACTGCGCCAGCTTGTCATTCGCGCCCTTCGCGTAAAGCGTCCGCCGTCCCGCCGCCTCATCCGCCAAGGCCTTCACCAGCTCTTCGCCGGTGGTGACGTCTTGGCCGCCGGTGGCAGGCGGGAAGTAGCCTGCCGATTGCGCTTTTTCGGCCAGGGTGGACAGCTCTTGCGGTGCATAGCGCGAGCGCGCCCCGATATTCCCCAGGTCCAGGGCGCCCAGCGCGCCGCCGGTATCCACCGCACCGCCTTGCCGCGCCATCCACTGCGTCAGCGAGTAGCCTTGTCCAGGCGGTTCGGCTTGGCCACGCGGAACTTTCACCTGCGGCGCAGGCCCTAGGTCCGGCGGCGGTTCGGCGCCCGTCAGCAGCTTGCGGCCTTCAATCGGCGCATCCACCGGATTCACCCCGACCCCCGGCTCAGGCACTTCGGTTGGCGCCCACGTCAGGCCTTCAGAAGGCTTGCCCTCCAACGCCGCCCGTTGCTGGATAAACTTCTGGAGCTTTTGGCCCTGCGGCGTCGCCAGCAGCCGCTCCAGCGGCGGTGACGTCACGCCCGTAGGATCATCCGCAATCGCCTGATAGCCCGGCTTCACCGAGGCTTGGCCAGCCTTGACGATCGCGTCGATATTGCCCGACGCCTCGTCCGGCGAGACGCCCAGGTTATCCGCCATCGCCTGTTTGATTTCGTCAGGCCGCGCCGCCTTCCGCGTCAAGGCTAGGCTCTGCATCGCGTCGCCAGTGGCGCCGCCACGCCGCGCCAGCGCCGCCGTCAAGTTCTGCCCTTCGGTCCCCAGCATCTGCCCGGCAATTGGATCGGTGTAAGGCGCGGCTTTGGAAAGCACATTCGCCGACGTCACGCCCTTGCGCGCCGCCAGCGCCGCCGCCGCTTGCTGCGCCGCCGTGATTTCTTCTTGGGAGATTTTCGGCGCCAGATCAGGATTGGCGATCAGCCCTTTCAGCCAATTCCCAACGTTCCCGGCTTCGCCGACCAGCGCCTTAGCCGCAGGCGCCAAGATACCCTCAACCCCCGCACCGCCCACGGCGCCGTAGCCCGCACCCGTCGCCACGTCCGCCGGGCTCCCACCCTCCAGGCCGGACAGCAGCCCACCGGTAGCGCCACCGGCCAGCGCCGCCTTGCCAACCGACACCGCCTTATCGAGCACCGCCGGGTTCACCCGCAGCGTTGTGGCCGCCGCGATCGGCGCCGCCGCCTTCGCCAGTTTCGAGGCCTGCACCGCTTTGACGACAGCTTGCCCGGCGTCCGTCGCCTTGGCCGCTGCGCCGAGCGCCCCCAGCCCCTCGCCGCCCGCCATCAGCCCCATAGTTTCGCCGGTCAGTGACGACACCGGATTAGCTTGTGACGAGTCCGCCAGCAGCCCGCGCTCAGCGTCTCGATAGCCGCGATACACCGCGCCGGTGTCCTGCGGACTTCCGCCGATCATGTTTTTCAGCGCCGCGATCGCCCCGACCGTTTGCGGCAAAATCGGTTTCTCGGCGCCCGCCGTCCAGGAAAGCACCTTCCCCATGATCGACTTATCGTCAGGCTTGTTCTGCGCAATCGACTTCTGCGCATCCGCCTTGGCCGACGCGTAGTCATCATCCGCCGACGTGCCTTTGACCGGTGGCAGGCCTACAGCCTTCGCATAGCGCCCGGTTCCCGGTGGCGCGTTTTCAGCCTGAATCGCGTCCCAATAGGTTCCCATCTAACCGCCCGGCATTTGGCGACGCGTCCCGTCGTCATCCAAGAACCATTGTCCAGGGCGCACTTGCCGCAGCTCCGCCATCGACTGCGGAACATAGGGGTTGTTCTGATGTCCCGGCGGGAAGTTGGAATTGCCGTAGAGCTTCGCGGCCTGGAGCTGTTTCGGCGGCAGCGCCGTTTGCCAGCCCGGCGCCCGTCCGCTGAAATCCCCCGGCTGCGCCCCAAGCGCCTGATGGCGCCCCTGCGCATTCGGCGTCAGTTTCGTTTGCTCAAAGGCCGCCTGAGCCGCCGGTGTCCCGCCCTTGCCACTGTGAACGTAGTTTTGCGCGAACGTCGCGGCGTTCGACTTGTCGGCGTAGGTTTGCCAATCGCGATCCGTAATCGCCTGATCGGCGTCGCCCAGGTTCACGATCGACGGGAAAGCGCTTTTCCAGCCCTGCGCCTCAATCGTGCGGATCGGGCCGGAGGCTGTCGGACGTTCCTGCGGCCAGTTTTCGGAGTTGATCGACTCCAGGTTTTCAAGCTTCGCCTCCAGCTCAGGATTCGAGCTAGCGAGCTGGCGCCGATAAAGCGACTGCGCATCGCCCCCGAGCACCGGAACCTTGCCGTATCGCGGTCCGGTTGGAACACCCTTCGCCGCATCCATAAATTGCCGCGCCGCGAGCGCCCGGTTTCGCACCGGCTCGACGTCCGCCACCATTTTCGTCAATGCCGCCTGATCCTCCGCGTTGACCGGAGCATCCATATTTTTCATGCCGAGCCCGCCGGACGCGGCGTTGATTTCGTCCAGGCCCATGTTGTTGATTTGGTCGAGTGTGTAACCGCCCGGCATGAATCACCTCATCCGCCTTGTGCCGCCAGGAGCTGCGCCCGGCGAGCCGCCAGCGCCGCCTTGAGCTGCGGACCCGATAGCGCGCCGCCTCCAGCGCCTCCAGCCTTAGGCGGCGCCCGGTTGGACTTCAACGACATCTGATTTGGGAACAGCGCGTCCGACTTCGCCTTGGCGTCCGCCGCCTGCGCCCGGATCAGATCATAATTCGGCGTCCCGTCCGCCAGCGTCAGGCTCTTGCTAAAGTCACGCGGCGCCAGCCGGGTAATCGACGGAACCCCGGTGTTGGGATCGCGCGCCACATCGAGCGCCCCTTCGGCTCCAGGCGTGATGATTGAATGCTCAGGCTGGAGCGCCTTACGCACCGCAAGCCCCTGATCCAGGTCGCCACCCGCCGGAAGCGCCTTCAGATAACCTTGAATGTTGAGCTGGCCCGTCGTCGGATCGACGTTGTTGCGCAGCGCGTCCAAGCCTTGTTGCTGAATCCGTTGCGCCCGCTGCTTGTCGGTTTCCTGCGTCGCCATTTGCCGCTGATTTTGCAGATAGCTCGCCGCGCCGCCGGAGTCGCCCTGGAGCACGCTCCCCGCCGCCCACAGCTTGTCGCCGAACGTCAGCCCGCGCGAGTCCGGCGTGCGCAGGCTATCCAGCAGGCCGCCGCCGGTTTGGCCGGTTGGCGCGAACTGCGGCGGTGTCTGAATTTGCCCCATGTAGGCGCCCGGTGTTGGCGCGGCAGCCGTCGAAAATGGATCAACCGGAGCGCCCGCCGTGGGCGCCTGCATCGTCGGCGGTGCATAAGCCGCCCCGCCTGAGGCGCCCGGCGTTTGCGCGAGCTGCGGCGTGGTCCCGTTCCACATCGAGCTTAGGTTATCGAGGAAACCCATGATCGACTCCTAAGCCGGAACCGGGGCGAACAGCGCCGCAATCTTGGCGATTTGGCCAATCGTTCCCATCGGGTCCGAGGTGGTGGAGGTAGACGTGCCGGAGCCCGTAGACGTCCCGGAGGTGTCCACCGTCTTGCCGGTGTAGAGCGACGGATTCAGGCCCGACAACAGCCCCTCAATCTGTTGCTGATATTGCAGCGGATATTGCGAAATGGCGTTCTCCGCGTCCGTCTGCACCCCGCCCAGGCCCGCCATGACACCCAGGTTTGCCCGCTCGTCCGAGCCCTGCGCCGTGCCAAGGCTGGCCAGTTGCTGCGCCTTCTGGAGCGCGGCGGACTGATTGGATTGTTGCGCGGAAAGGTCGGTGGACTGATTGGCCAGCGCCGCTTGTTGGCGCCGCGCCGCGTCCTCATCTGCCAGCGTGGTCGCTTGGCCATACATCGAATTCAACAGCGTGCCTTCGGTGGAGGCCCGCCCGCGCGCCAGATTGTCCTCCGTCTGCGCTTCCTGGATACCGTAGCGCGAGCCCTGGAACGCCTGCCCGGCGGCAGCCTGCGCCGCCTGCGCCGCCCGTGTAATCCCCGACTGTTGATCGTAGTCGGCCAGCGTCGGGTCCAGCACCTGCGACTTGAACGGGTTGTAATATTGATCCAACCCGCCATCGAGCAGGCTTGAGCCGGTGACAGTCTGCCCGGTGACGTTTGGCACGCTCCCCAGCGTGGTCCCCGCCGCGTTGTAGGAACCCGTTCCGGCGCCCAGGTTCCCGGCGTTGGTGAACGCCTGTTGCTCCAGGCTGGAGATTTGCGGCGTCGTCGCCGCCGGTCCGGCGTTCAGCAGGGATTGCACATTCCCCGCCACCTGCATCGACGGGTTTTGAATCCAACTCGGGACGCTTGGCGTAGAGGTGGCGGACGAGGTGTCAGCCGATTGCGAAGTCGTCGCGCCGGTGGTCTTTTTCGAGGAAAGGCCCATCGCCTAGAGCCTCTTGTGCAGCGTCACCGACCACAGCTTGTAACCCTGCGGTCCGAGCACTTTCGCCCAGGCTTGCCGCCCCTCGATCAGCATTTCGGTGCAGCCCATCATCCGCGCCATGGCCTCGACGCCCGGCGCCATGCTGAGAATTTCCGCGACGTCACCCACCGCCCACGTCGCTTGAAACACCCGGACCCCGCCCGGATAGACCTCAATCTGGCCAACAATGGCCGCGTCCTTACCGGGAAAGAAAAACGCCCGCCGGTGCGCAATCCGTTGCTCCAAATCCTCGATTGTCCAAAAGCCGTCGCCCATCGCTTCGGCGAACTGATCGCGGAACCGCGCCCACTGTGACAACAGCGGGTCCACCTGTTTGTTCAGGTCGATGACCTCCGCCTCCGGCGCCGCAGGCTCCAGCTCGTCCAGGTCTTCGGTGTCGGGATCGCTCATGGCCGAGCCTTTCGAGTGATCAGCGGGCGCATCAACGTCCGCCGATCGCCTGCACATCGAACTCCGGTTTCCCGGCGCGCGCATAGCAGGGTGAAGAATTGAAATCGAAGCGCACGCGGGCGATCCGCGACGCCATCCGAAACGACTTCTTCGGCTGGCCAGGGAGCAGCGTCCAAGGCCCATAGGTCCGCTCCGTGGACTGCGGATAATCGCGCCCATAGATGGTCAGTTGCAGCGGCCCGAGCTGGCTTTTGAAGTCAGGCCATATCCCGTTCACCATGATCCCGCCCGGCCCTTCGCCTAGGTAGAAATCCCCGGACTCGATCCACCCGGCGAGCGGCTGGCTATCGGCGGAATTGCCTTTTTCATGCCAATAGACCCAGCCATCCGGCGAGACGCCCACCGGATCAGGATGCGGCCCGAAATCGACGTAAGCCGAGCGTGGGAGCAGATCGCGGCTCCAGCCGTCCGGCGAAATCACCAAGGCGCGCGAGCACTCCAGCCCATCCCGCGAGTCCGCATAAAACCATTGCAGCTCGCCATATTTCGACACGCTGGAACCGACGATTTTATCGTCCTGCCCCTGCGCTAGATTGTCCTCAAACATGCGGCGGATCGGGCAGGCGATCGGCGCCGGAGCGCCGCCCAGCGTGTAGCTCCAGAAGGTGGCGTTCGGAGCGATCCACA